GTATCCTCCTAGTATTTTCCACATAGTCTCTAGGCCGTCGACTATACGCGTCTATGTAGAAATTAATTTATGTATAGTTAGTAATTTATATACTAGATTTTAATATAGTGCAAGAGATCCCTAGGAATGATTAAAGTTTTCAGCGATGTAAAGTCCTTAATTAACCAGCGTAAAGATGTATTTCACCATCTAACGGATTGGTTCGGACTTGCTCTTCCTGTTGTCTGATGATTGATCTAATTACTGTTTTGATCTCATCACCAATAACAGACATTTCAGCGGTAATTTGTCCCTTGTTTTCAAGAAACAACTCGTTCCATTTAGATTCGAGTTTCAGTTTCTTTGCGAACAATACCATGTTGTCCTGAGCCATTTGTAACCTCCTCATAGGTTATGTAAAAATCATTACAAGTACTTGTATACTGTAAATCATTTTGTTCCCATTTTATATCAGATTTTCCTAAGAAGTCAATAATGGGTTTATTTAGCTCATCCGCATTATTTATTTCTTTATCACTTTCGATTTCAAATTGTGTCTGTAAATGTTTTGTAAATATTTTTATTAGGTATTTATTCATGGTTTTGTCTTTCTATATTAAAAATGAGGCGGGATTATGTCCCGCCTCAAATTTTTTAAGTATTATGCACCTGGTGATGCAAAGATACCTCTAAAGTCAGAAACTCCGAAAGAGTATCTTTCTCTAGCTTTGTATCTAACGTTACCAGTGTCGAAGTCGCCTTCCATAGCCGTTTTAATTGGGCTTCTGTCAAACATCTTCATACCATTCGGCACATCAGTGATAATGTAGAATGCATCTGGATCAGTTAAGAAATTATTCACTCTATAACCTTGAGGAATCATTCCCATTGATCTGATAGCATTGATATCATTATCAGCAGTTCCAACTCTTTGCTCAGTTTTCATGAGTCTTTCAGCTGTGAATTGTAACTCAGAAGGGATAATCATTTTAACACCTCTTGCAGCAATTTTTAGACCTCTTTCGTCAGTCATTGCAGCGATGTCAATTAATGATTGCTCTAATGAAGTTTCATTCAAGTCAGCAGCTGTAGTTAAAGTGTTGGATACAGTTCCAGCAATCGTTGGGTGAGTAGTTGCAAATAATGCAGTACCATCACCTGATGTGAAACTACCAAATCCATTGATTAATGGATTAACAGCTTTTACTTGTTTTGTTTGTGCCATTGATCTAGCTAACGCTTTTGTGTATCTAGATGCTAATCTGTCATACAGATTATCTTCAATAGCTTCTTCAGTGATCGAGAATGCTAAAGCTACAGTCTCGTGAGTGTATCTAGCTGTGAAAGTCTCTTGAGCATTGTCAAAAGTCACACCTGAACCCTCAGCTTTAACTTGAGCTTGAGCAAAACCAGATAACATTACTTCTTCTTCAAACGCTCTGTCAGAAGATTCAGTAGCATATATCTCAGCATGTTGATTCTCGTACTGTTTATATTCCAGGCCAAATAAAGCATTCAAACCTGGCTCTAGTTCTTTAACTAGTTGTCCTCTACTAATCGCCATAATTATTCTCCTCTATTAGTAACCTGTGTTTTCTTTTAATTGATGTTCAGAAATGATAACAACGACGTTTGCATTAGCTGCACCCAATTCATTGTTTTCAGGATCTTTTGAAACACCAATTATTTTTAATTGATTTGCTGTAGTAGCCATTGTCCCACTAATCTCTGCTTTTGAGATAAAGTTAGGTGTTACTCCAGCACCCAATACAACAGCAGCAGTGTTACCAATATTAGTTTGTGCAACAGTTCCTGCAGATTGTATTTCAAACCTTTCATAAGGATCATCACTTACGAATCCAACAATGTCAGTTGCAGTGTTAGATGCGGCTAAGTAATTTGCCCATGTAGGTTTTGATGTTGATGCATCAGTATAGAATACCCCGTTAAGGCTACCCAATAAGTCATTTCCTGCACCAGCTGTACCTTGAACTAGTTCTCCGTTGCTATCAATAGCAACTGGATCACTGTTGTAGATAACTGCTGTGCTTGCAGCAATTGAATATTCGGATAAACCTTGAGCGTCTCTATTCTGACCAACTTTTCCGATCGGTCTTAGACCGAAAGCAGCGTCTTTATTTGCCATAGTTGTGTCCTCCTTATAGACATATTGTTAAGTTTATCCTTTGATGGTTAGGAATCGTTAAAAAATTAACTTTTCTTTGAGCCACCGAAGGTTACACGAGTCTGTCGATCAATATTGATCGGCATACTTGGATGCTGTTCCTTCATAAGATCGTTATCAACTGCTTCAACATTTTCTTGACCTTGTCGAACATAATGGTCAGTTCGTTGTTGCGCGATCTCTTCCGGTACCCTTGTCAGCAAAAGGCCACCAACTCCGATCACTCCTGCATATTTGCCGTCTTCAACAACTGGATAATCTGAATCAGGATATTCATCAGATCTAACTAATTCATAACCTTGTCTTAGTCTTCCATTGACGTTCTTAGCGTCATTAAAGCCAAGACTCTCAGCTCTTATCCATCTATGTTTAAAACCTGTTGGCGCAGGTGGTGCATCTAAAGATGACGGTGGAGTCCAAACTTTTTTTCGAGTTTCTTTTTCTCTAGTTTGACTCGCACGAGAAGTTCTTTTTTCATTTTCATTACTCATATGCTTATACCTCCTTCGTGATATTTAATTGTTTCGCATATTCTTCTAGTGGCACACCTAATTTTTTAGCGATTGCTACCTGTGAAGGTGTGAGTCTCACAGTTTTGCGACCAGATTTTGTACTTCTTTTTGCAGATGCAACTGTCTGTACAGGCTTGGCCGTTTCCTTAACCTCATTTGTAGCAAATTTCTGAGGAAATTCAAGTCTTATTCTTTTATCAATTTCTTGATAATATTCGTCAGACTGGGGATCAAAACCTTCCTCTTCTGTAAGCTTTTTATGAAGATCAAAAGCAGTATAAGTCATAGCGGTATCTTTACCAAACCATGTGTTTTTACTAGCCCAATCTTCAGCTTTTGGATCAGGAGTTCCCTGTGCTACTTGTCTTCTATCTAAATTAACTTCTGGTTGTTTAACCTCAGTTTCTCTAGATTTATTAATTTCTTCTTGTTCAGCTTTAGCTTCAACAAATTTAGCTTGTTTATAAGCATACTCAGAAATTAAAGATTGAGCTTCTACTTCAGCATTAATATCTCCTGCTTCTCTTGCAGCAGCTAATTTTGCTTTAGCAGATTCTAAACCAGCTTTAATACCTTCTTCAGTGGTTTTTAAAAAACTAGGTTCAAGCTTAGAAAGTTTTTCTTCAGACTTTTTCTTATCCTCCATAATTCTTTGAGCATAAGTTAAAGCTTCATCTTTTTGTCTCTCAGCTTCTCTCCACTTCTTAGTAAGTTTAGCTATTCTTTTTTGAACACTTTCAGAATATTGTTTTAATTCATCTTCTGTTGGTTCTTTTTTAGCTTCAACTTTTTCTTCTGTTTGTTCTACAACTTCAGTTTCTTGTTGAGCTTCTACTTCTGGTGTTTCAGTTTCATTAGAATCATTTTCTAATTCTACATCAACCTCTGGACCAGATGTATCGATATCGACTGTTTTGTTTTCTTCTACGTCGGGCATAGTTTCCTCCTATGTTTGTTAATATTGATGAAGTATATCTTCTGGGTTAGCAATGGTAGCAAGTACTTCATCATCATTGAGTATTCTCACTTCACCACCATCGATTTGTATCCTGGATCCGGCATAACGTGCGAAGACAACCCAGTCTCCTTTTTTACACCATGGACCTTCAGGAAATTTTTCTTTGTCATAACAATGTGGACCTTGTGCTAAAACAAGTCCACATGTAGATGCAACTTGTTGTCGCTCTAATGTTTCTTGTCCTAAAAATAATCCACCTTTTGTTTTTTCAGGCATTTTAAATGGAAGAACTATCATTCTCCATCCAGTGGGTTTAGGTAATTTTTCTGATTCTTTTGTTTTTAAACGTTCATAGCCATCAACTTCTTTTTGATGTGCTTCCGCATTTTGTTTTTCGTATTTATCTAATAATGCAGATTTAGTCTTGGGTGTCTCCGAATCGGACGACGTTTGTGAGATCGTGTTCTCTTTCAGTATCATTTTTTTCCTCCTTAGGATTTAGCAGGTTTGATATTTCCTGTGATATTCTTAAATAGGCATGTGCCTGTCCCATCATATACTTATATTTTTCCATATTGTCAATACCACCACCAATCATGTTATCTCCAATACTTTGATATGATTCTTTTAAATATTTTTGTATTTTATTTAATATTACTAATTCTTCACTTAACATCCGCTATTTTACCTTTATTTGTACCTTTCTTAATTACATATTTTTGTGTGCCATTCGCACCTGTCTCTACTTCTTTACGAAGATTTTTAAATAAGCTTTGTTGCTTACTTTCTTTTTCTTTTTTTTGAAGAAAAGATTCTATTGTTTTTGAGTCTCTCATATTGATTAGGTATAATATTATCAAATAAATTGTCAATAGCACCAAATATTGTGTACATGAATCTATCGAACATTAGCAATTCCACTTTCTAAGTGATTTATTGATTCTTGAATTAGGATCTCTTGCGGTCTTAGCTGAAGTCAATCTTTTTTTCATTCCGGACATTCTCGCGCAAAATGACTTACGTCTTTTTGCAGCTTTAGATCCTTTTTTTAATTTTGATGGTTTAGTAGTTACTGCTGTTTTTAATTTTGATCCAGGATTAGCTCTTCTATAAGATGCAACGCCTTTTTTATTTAAACCACCACTAGGTGATTTACCTTCTTTTCTTTGCCATGCTGGTGATGCCATTATTTTTTCCTCGTAAAAGTTTTAACATTAGTTGGTTTAGGGCCAGTGTTGGACGCTTGGCGCTTTCGTTTGACCGCACTCGCCTTTTGTGAAGCACTCATGGAGCGTGCTTTTGCAATAGGGACACATTTCGGATACTTCCTCTTGCTCCCCTTTGATCTCCCGCACGGTTGATATTTCCCGTTCTTCTTCGGAGCTCCGATGTCTACCCATTTCTCTGCTACCCATTTTCTTAAACCACCTTCAGCCATTATTTTCTTTTTTTAGTTTTTTTCTTTTTACCACCCGGTTTTATTTTACCAGAACAAACTGCTGATCCATACATATTTGCATATGCAGATGGATAAACCTTAAATTTTCTTTTAGCAGCTGCTTTACCTTTTGCACAAAGTTTTGCCATTATGCTATCCCCAATGCCTTCATTCTTGGTGAAGGTTTTCTTTTTGCAACTTGTTTTTTCTTTTTTTTATTTTGTAGAAGTTGCATTAACTTCTTTTTATCCATTTTTTGTTTTTGCATTATGTGTACTTTTTCTTTTTAGGTCTTCTTGCTTTACCAAAACCTTTGATTTGCATGCAACCACCATCTTTAGCTTCTACTCTTTTTTCTTTTTTTCCACTATATACTTCAGGAAATAAGATTTCTGTAGAATCACCACCTGTCATTCTACTTTTTATTCTTCTTTTACCCTCTTCAGTAAGATTTTTAGATTTTTCAGCCATTATTTTTTACCTCGTTTTTTCTTTTTGATAACACCTCTTGCCATCAAAATATCTTTTTTAGTTACTTTACCATCTCCTGACATATCAGGAAAAGATTTTTTCTTTTTTGTTTTTGTCTTCTTCATTTTTTTCCTCCATTTGTCTTTATTAAGTCCGTAGCTTTTATTCCGTAAATCGCCGCAACGACACTAACCCATAATGAAACTATCCACCATGGCATTTCCTGAAGTTTCATAAAATATAAATCTAATTTAGCTTGTATCTCTTCATCTTCAGCAAATACGGAATAAAATAAAATAGCTAGAGGTGATGTCAACACTAAAAGTACAAATTCGTCCTTCCAGTCCCCTTTTTGATTCTTTGCAATCTGTCCAGTGAACTCTATTTCACCTTTTTTCATTTTTTCAGCATGCACAATCTGTGCTTCTGACATTATAATTTCAGATTTTTTCTTATTTTTGTAAATTTCAGCGCCAGTTTTAAGTGCAGTACCAATTATTGACCAAGGAAACATAATTATCTCTTCTTTTTTGATTTTCCGGCTTCAGAAAGTGCGATTGCAATCGCTTGTTTTCTAGATTTTACTTTTTTCTTTGATTGTCCAATAGGTAATTTACCTTTTTTGAACTCTCTCATCACTTTTTTTATTTTTTTCTGTGCCTTATTCATTTCCACCTCTAAATATTCTTACTTTTGGCATTGTTGGAGCAGAATTTTTCATCATTGAATCAACATTTGGAATTGTTTTACTTAAAATTGTTTTTTCAATTGATGTATCAGCTCTTAATTTTGCCAATTCTTCGTTTTGATCTAGTTTTTCATCTTGATTTTGTTGATTCATCATTGCTTTCATCTTATCAAGATTCATTCTCTCTTTACCTTCACGTTCTTTTCTATCATTTTCCATTGCTCTAAGGTCTAATTCTCTTGATCTTAGTTTAGCAATTGGATCATTATCA